GCTGAATGCGATTCAGCACGACCTAAAAGCCCCAAAGTCTAACTTCAATTCTTTCGGGAAGTACAAATATCGCTCTATTGAGGACATCCAAGAAGCGGTAAAGCCACACCTTAAAAAACACGGATGCGTGTTAAACTTCTCAGATGAGGTTGTTGAGGTGGCTGGGAGGGTAGTCATTCAGGCAACCGCTTGCATTCAAGACGGAAAGGACGATTTAAGCGTTACCGCTTATGCCGAAGTAGATCAAATAAAGGGGATGAATATGGCCCAAGCGTTTGGTTCTGCTAGTTCTTACGCTCGTAAGTATGCCGCTGGTGGCCTTCTGTTATTGGATGACACTAAAGACGCTGACGGAACCAACGACCACGGTAAGAAGAAAGAAAATGACTTCGAGAAAGCTTTGATGTGGTTAACTGCTAACCCAACTCAGAACAACTACGACAAACTTGCCGTAAAGATGGGTTCGGTTTTTACAGATGATGAATTCAAGAAGCTTCAGGCTATTGTTGAACTTGCTGAAGGGTTGAACAAATGAAGGGGGAAGAACAAAACAAACAACTAGCTTGGTCAGAGGGTCACATTGGTGACTACAATGATGAATATTACAATGCTAGTGTTATGGTGTCTTGTCCAGTTTGGGCGCAATGGGAAGACGAACACGGAAACCCACACAACGGAATCATTAAGTTTCTTCGGTGTAATAATCACGAAGATGTTTGGGATACTTTCGCAGTGTTCTATGGGTTTGACGATGAACGCCCTGAATGGGATGATTGGGCCGTTGAGTACAGAGAACTAAAATGGTGTTCACTTTCAGAATTAAACAAGCTATGAAAATAAGAGCAAGCGCATTAGGTCAGATAATGACCAACGGAAGAGGGTCAAATACTATCGGTGCTACCGCACTAACTGCCCTTAAGGAAACGTATCTTTTTCACAAGTACGGACGTACAAGGGAGATAAACACCGCACAAATAGCCAAGGGGCTAGCCGTGGAAGAGAAGTCTATCGCTCTGCTGGGTATGGTAGACGGTGAACTTTATGAGAAGAACACGGAGCGGAAGTCCAACGACTACATAACTGGAGAGGCCGACATCTACACGGGAGATAAGGTCATTGACGTTAAGTCTAGTTTTGACATCTACACCTTTCATAAGGGTGAGGGGCCAATTAACAAGTCGGGAAAGCTTACACCTTATGGCTGGCAGTTAACCGCCTACGCTTGGCTTTGGGAAGTCGAAGACCTTCAGTTAAGCTACTGCCTTTCTAATACACCTGAAGACATCGTTGAGGGTCTTATTTATCGGGAGGCTCTTAAATTGGAGGGTGGGGACTCTAATCCACTTTATACCAAGATTCAAGAAGAGGTAACCCGTAACCATACCTTTGATGACATCGAAATTCACGAGCGTGTTAGGTCGTTTAACTTTAAGGTTGATCCGAACAACTTTAGACTTATCAAGGCTAGGGTTCAAGAATGTCAAGAAATAGTAAAGCGTTGGGACTCGGAAGGTCTTGACTAGTGTTAACTTAGCAAAAAAATAAAAAGATGCTAAATCTGAATTGTGCTGGTAACTCAGCAACACACAAGTTCACGGAAGCAATGGGGGATAAGCCTTGCCGTTTGTCTTTCTCAGTAGCCGTTAAGACGGGTAAAGATTCAACCGCTTGGGTTAGTTGTTCGATGTACGGGGTAAGAGCGGAAAAGCTATGGCCCTTCTTCAAAGACGTTAAGTCAATTAAGGTAGCCGTAAGCGGAAAGCCTTGGGTAAGTGCGAAGAGCGACAAAGGTTATTTAAACCTAGCCGTGGACACGCTGACCTTTATGGGTTCCGAAAGCAAAGGGGATCAGCCCGAATCCTCAGACGGACTACCGTTCTAAGCACCTGGGGATGATCTACTAACCCGTTAAGGGTGCTTTATAGGGGGGCTTCGGCCCCCTTTTATATTTGTGGTAATCAAAAAGACTGCAAATGGCTAAGATGGATGGGCTTTACGTCCGTATTCAAACTGATTCAGCAACACCAGCAACGAATGCGGCAATCCTTGGGGTGGTTAGTTCTGCGATGAACATCACTACTAACGAAATCGATACCACTTCCTACGAAGGTAACGGGGACTATACGGGGATTCCTGGAACTCGTTCCGCTGACTTCTCTGCTGATTTCCACCTTGAGTCTGACGGATCAAACCTCACCACTCTGATGGCTGACCAAAAGTCTGGGACTGTCTTAACTTTCGTTTATGGTGGAGTTGACACGGGTGACTTTCAGATTTCAGGAAGCTGCTACATTACCGCTATGAACATTACTGCAAGTATTGATTCAGCGGTTAACGTATCTATGTCTTTCCGTGTTACTGGTGCTTTGGCCCTCGGAACTGCTTAATTAGTTTTCTCTATTTGTTTAAGGGAGGCTTCGGCCTCCTTTTTTTTATTCAATTATTTACATTAGCTTTGTTGTAAACAATAAAAACAATGAAGCAAAGAATCACCGAGTACGACATCTACGGACTAACCGAGATGCAAGAAATAAACTGCGTAGAAGTAGACTACAAGGTTGAAATAATACCCAACTCAAAAGAGGGGTTCAGATTCTCGTTCAGCGGAGAGGCTACCGTTAGCATTACTGAGTACAAGACCGAAGAGGCATTTAATGACGGGTGGACGAACCACGTTAATAGGATTGACAATGAAAGAGAGGTTATCCTAGAAATAGAAGACTTCGATTTTAAGGAGAGTCCAGGTAGTGAGTTGATAGACTTCGATCCCGTCCTTTACATTGAGGATTTTAACGATAGCCCCGTTGTTTACCTAGAATTTCACTTGAGATGAAAACCACCTTTGAACGATTAGAACGCCACGGGGTGACGTTTGAGAAAGACGTTATCCGAACCCTCAAGGTCAACCTTTACCCTTCTATGCTTCCCATTTATACTGCCGCTGGCGTGTGGTTTGCGATGCGTAACGCTGGGGTTGTTGAAGGTCGTTTCTCCTTTACTAAATTTATTGAACTTTTCGAAGATGCTGAAGCTTAGAGATGTACTCCTTTTCTCGTGTGACTATATGGGAACGGACGTTAGTGAGGTTATGTCAACCACGAGAACAACGCCACTAGTTAAGACCCGTATCATTTACGCTAGTATAGCTAGGGGGCTAACGAATAAAACCCTTGGAGAAATAGCCTCTCTTATTGGTAGGGATCACGCCACAATAATTCACTACACGGATAGGAAGCCTTCCGAAGTTCATAGGGGTCTAATATTGTCAGCCACTAAAGCGTTTACCGAGAAGCACGGGCACGAGTTAGAGGCTTTCACCGACCAAGAACTTTCCATCTTTGACCTGAACGATAAGCTTAAACTTCGGGTCTTTAAGGAGCGGAAAAGGTCACTAGAGAACCTACGAATAATTAAGGGCAATCTTGACCAGGTTAAAGAGAAGTGGGTTAAAATCAAGTTGTTACCTTTGTTAAATGAGGAAATCTCACGGCTCAACACTTTGCTGGAGTTGCGGGACAATGTTCCTGAAGAACAAAAAAGAGCAAATGGTTTGCTCCGTGGAGTGCGCCATAAATCTCCAAAGTGGAGTAATGTCTAAGAAGTCTACTTGGACACATTCACGTTGGCTAGAGGAACTTCAGAAGGACGTGAATAAAGCCGTTCGGTTAATTGACCAAGGTCACCCTTGTATAAGTAATGGTTCAGCCTTCAAGGAGGGTATTATGGACGCTGGGCATTACTATGCTAGATCAACTCACCCCGTTCTAAGATTCCACCTTTTGAATATTTGGGGACAATCTAAGTACGACAATAGATTTATGGAAGGAAATCGTCAGGGCTTCTCTAAGGGACTTTCTTTGGTGGGTGGGGATATCCTACTAGAAGAGATAGAAACGCTCCCACAAGTCTTTAAAACGGGTAAATGGAGTATTCCTGAGTTGGCTACCGCTCGTGAAGTGGTTCGGTCGTTCGTTCTTGACTTTGAGAAAAAAAGCTACTACCTTGAGAATGAGGACAGAATAAAACTGAAGAGGGAGTTAACCGAATTAACTGGGCTTTATGATGGTCAAAAGGTTCATTAACATCCAATAGGGGTCACAATGATGCATATTAACACCAAATAGGATGACAAGCGTTAGGATAGCTAGGGTTACTGAACTTGAGCCTATAAAGGTTGAGCATACAGATGCTATTGACCAGGTTCTAGATGGCTTCGCTTTTAGTGTTAAGACGCTTTTGACTATCTTTATTTTCACCGTTGTTCTGTTGTTTAGCATTTGGGCCACTTGGAACCTGAAGAATAAGCTAAAGATAGACATAGTTAACGGGCCGCACCACGAAACGATTGACGAATTAAACAACGCTTTTGGTATATGACACGAGCCGAACAGATTTCAAGGGTCTACGACCAACTAAAGGAACTCCAGCTTTCCAAGAATGCGGACTACGGTAATAGTGCCTTTGATGATGTGGAGGTGTTTGGTGAAGTGATCCCAGCGAAGAACGGCATTCTAGCACGGATAGCAGACAAGCTAAAGAGGTTGGAAAGTGAGGCGCTGGAAGTGAGCGAAAGTAAGGCAGACACTATAAAAGATTTAATTGGTTATCTTGTCATCCTATTAATACTAGATGAAACACGGTAGCTTATTTAGTGGAATTGGAGGCTTTGACCTGGCGGCTGAATGGATGGGGTGGGAAAACGTGTTTCATTGTGAATGGAACGAGTTCGGGCAGAGAGTTCTTAAACACCACTTTCCTAAAGCTTTATCTTATGCAGACATCACGAAGACAGATTTCAATGTTCACAGAGGAAGAATTTCAGTCTTGTCAGGCGGCTTCCCTTGTCAACCCTACTCAAGTGCTGGAAAGCGACTTGGAAAAGAGGACGAACGCCACTTGTGGCCCGAAATGCTTAGAGCAATTAGAGAAATTCAGCCACGTTGGGTCGTGGGCGAAAATGTTCTCGGCCTTACTAATTGGAATGGGGGGCTGGTATTCGAAGAGGTGCAAGCTGACTTGGAGGTTGAAGGGTACGAAGTCCAACCGTTTATACTTCCAGCTGCAAGCGTCAACGCTCCCCACCGAAGGGACAGAGTTTGGTTCTGCGCCTATTCTACCAACTCCGAACAAGGTGGATTATATATCAGCGAGGACACCCGAAACATTCGAGAAGACCAAAGCCAGGTGGGCAGAGAAGGGTGTAAATCTACAGATGCCGCTGAAACAAATGGCGAGAAACGGAATGCTCCCGACTCCCAGTTCAATGATCGATCGGAGTCACCCAGAAACTTGGGACAAAAGAGCGGAGCGCAAGGCGAAGGAGGGAATAAACTTGCAGATGGGCTTAACAACTATGGCGAGAAAGGGAATGCTCCCGACACCGATGGCTCAAGAAGCGGACAAGATCACGGGCAAGGAAAATCAGAACTCGGTCACAAAGGTGATACGCTCCCAAACTGGGACAACTTCCCAACTGAATCCCCCATTTGTAGCGGAGATGATGGGCTTTCCGACAGCTTGGACAATATCACCTTTCCTAAGTGGCGAAACGAATCAATAGCGGCCTACGGAAACGCAATAGTACCCCAAGTGGCGCACCAAATTTTTAAAGCAATAGAAGCTTATGAAGAGTCCTTATTACACTGACCCCAAGGTTAAGGAGAAGATTGACGAAGCGTTGCACCAATGTGCTTTACTCTTTGCTAATCTAGGTTGTACCGATCCAAAGGAAGCCTATGACGAGGCCAAGGAGCAAGAGCAAAGAATCCTTACCAAGTTGATGAACCACGACCCTGAGGTTATAATGCGCCTTCTCAATGACTAAGAAACAACTAATCACTCAGTACATCGAAGAGAACCAGCTTCAAAACGAGCCTAAGAGGACTATTGCTAGAATGGTTGTAAGAGCCTTCCCTGAAGTGTTTGAGCAGACAGATAAGCAGATTAATAGCGTTAGGCGTCAGGTGACCAGCATTCTTCCGTGCAATAAGATTACAAAGGAGAACCGAAAAAGGGTAGAGCGTGGAATTGAGGCGTTAATCCCTAGAGCTTTAAAGAAGGGCTCTAAGACGTTTAATCTTCCTGAAGGTACTTGGATAATACTTAACGACATTCACTTCCCCTATCACGATGAAAAGGCCCTTAAAACGGCTTTAATGTACGCCAAAGAAAGGGACGTGGATGGTATTCTTTTGAACGGGGACTTGTGTGACTTTTATAGTATTTCTAGCCACGCTAAGAAGTGGGACGGTGTTGACCTGGTAGGTGAAATAGAAATAGCACAAGAGTTCTTTCAGGGTCTAAGAGAAGAGTTCCCTAGGGTCAAGATCGTTTGGAAGCTGGGAAACCACGAGAACCGACTATTTAGGGACTTGAATAAGAACGCTCCTTATATCGCTGGTCTTTTGTCGATGAACTTTGGAATGAATATGGGAATTGAACAGTTTTTCAGAACCAAAGAATACGGGATAGAAGTCTTACACGACCAAACAATAATAGACGCTAACGGGCTTCTAGTTCTACACGGTCACGAGTATGGAATAGGTGGGGTTAACCCTTCTAGGAAGATGGCCCAAGAACTT